GCAAAACATTGCAATGCTTGAGGCGCTGTATAAAGAAGAACTGGATGCAGGCCACCCCAAGAAAGCGCAAGCCATTGCACAGGACATTATTAAAGCCCGCGCTACTTTGGTAGAGGCTGAGAAAAATATGGGGCGTAGCCAGCGTCGGTACGCTGCGCAGCGTAAGGTAGCGGGTGAGCCCGGCAAACTGCGTACAGGTACGCAAGAAAGCAAGGCTATTGCCGGTGTAACTAAGCAGACTATAACTGAGCAGCGTGTTGAGCCCAAGGTAAGTACCAAGGAAATTATCAGTTCTGCCAATGAGATGGCTGCGGAGAAAATTAAAGCAAGCAAACCATTGACCAAAAAAGAAGTTGCTGCGCTTACGCTCCAGCAAAAAGACGCGCTACAGAAAGCAGCGTTTGATAGGTTGCAGACAACAAGCAGCCAAGTAGCCAATGCACAAGCGCGGGTAAATGCGTTGGAACAAGCAGTGGCGGACTTCAATGCCGGAAAGCGGGGGGCACCACCTTCGGATACTGCGTTTAAAAATGCTAGGAAAGACTTGGCAGACTTTAAAAAAGCTAATCAGATTGCCCGCCAACAAGCAGGCATATTGGAAGACGTTGGTACTGTTTCCGAAAAAGAACAAGCCGCAGAAGAAGTGCCAAAAGTAAAAGGAACCGATGTTTCAGGCGCGGTTGGGGATGTTTACAACGAAGGCCCAAGTTTAGAAAACGAAAATGCGCCGAGCAAGTTTTACGTTGACCGCACCACCACACCTCTATCGGAACAGGCTGTTGAAATAGCGCAGGAAGGGCGTATTCTTGATTTGGCTGCGGAGCTTGCCAAAAACGGTTCTACACCGGAGATTCGGGCCGCTGCGGCCAAGCTACAACCTTTGTTGTTGCGCACTAAGTTTATTGTTGATGAGGGTGTCAACTACAAAGGCGAGTCTGTAGCCGGTTTATACAACCCTCGGGACAACACTATCACGATGCACCCGGCAGGTTTGACTGAAGAAGATGTGTTGCACGAGATGGGCCACGCAGCCACGGACTACGTGCTACTGGCAGACCCAGCGACACTGAAGGCTGACCAACGCGCTGCGCGTAAGGAGCTTGAGGCACTACACGTTCGTATCAGCAAGAGCGACTTGTTCAAAGGTGAGCAGGGCATCGACAGTGTGCGCGAGTTTGCCGCAGAGGTTATATCCAATAAAGACTTCCGTAACAAGCTTGACGTTGTGGGCAAGCCAACAACTATCTTGCAACGAGTGCTAGGTTTTATCAGGCGCATGCTGGGTATGCAGACCACAGTGTCCGGCAAAGAAACTCAAGCGTTGGTTGACCGCATACTGGCCCCATCACGCAAGTTGGTGGCTAGAGCAACGCCTAGCATGTTCCGCACCAAGGCCGACTACAAGTCTGACGACGATCTGTCCAAGCTAGCCAAAGATGTTGTGGCAACCAAGCAGGGATTTTTTGAAAAGCTGGGTGGTGAAAAAGCGCTTCAGTTTGAGATGCTGACAACGGACATGCGTGCTGGTTTGCGCGCAGCTATGAAGGCCGGAGCTAAACAAATGGGGGATTCCCGTCTGTTTCAGCAAGCTATGTTCAGCGTAACCAAGGCTGACCAAAAAATGCCGTTGGTGTTGACCGCTTTGAGCAACGGCCCGCTGGAAGTTTATACAGACGATAAAGGCTACAAGGGTGTGCGCACCACCAACAAGAACAGCGCTAAAGAAATCTTTGCTGCTGTTTCGGACATCCCGGACAAGTATGGTAACGGACAAGCCAAGATGGGGCTGGCTACCACGTACATGATTGCGCAGCGTGCTGCCAACAAAGGGCTGACCAAGCTGGATTTAGGCGAACTGGGCGTTACGGAAGCCAAGCTAGCTGACGCCATGAGGCAAGTCGATGCTGACCCAGAACTTAAGAACGCGCTAGAGCGCACCCGTGGCTTGTACAACAAGTTCAATGAAGGCATGATCCGGTTTTTAGCCTCGACAGGCGCTATTACTAAGAAAGAAGCCGATGCTTTCCTCAAGGAAGGCGACTACGTGCCTTACTACCGCGTCAGCGCCAATGGCGTAGCGCAGCTTGTCTTGGGTGCAGAAAAGACCATCACCATCGGTGACATTCGCCATCAACCTTACTTAGCCCAACTCAAGGGCGGCGAGACAAAAATTCTTCCGTTGGATGAGTCACTGCCACGCAACACTATGTTGCTGGTGGACAAAGCCATGACCAACATGGCAACCCGCAACGTGGGCTACGCTTTGTACGAAGTAGGTAAAGGCCAAGGGGAAACAAGCTCTCGCACAGGCAAGGCCACGGACTTAATGCCCATCCATAAAGGTGACGGCCTTGCTGACCCCAGCGTTATTCGCTGGAACCAAGAAGCGGACATCAATGATCCCAAGGACAACGGCAAGCGCTGGCTGCGCGTGCAGACCAACGACACGGTAATGGGTGGCATCCCTGCTGAAATTATTGTTAAGAGCCTTGAGGGTGCGCATCTTACGCTGCCCGGTTTCCTTAAACTTGGCGCTATCGCTGGAGACTTTTTGCGTGCGGGTGTTACGCGCACCCCGATTTATTTGTTGCGCCAGTTATTCCGCGACCCGTTTGCGGCTGCGGCTACCGCTGGTTTGGACTACGGCCCACTTAAAGCCATCTACAAGGCAGGCAACGAGTACTTGAAGATGAACACCGGCCAGAGCGAGACGTCGGCTAAGTTGATTGAAAAAGGTTTGATGCAAAGCGGCATCTTTACCGGTGACCCAGACGACATATCCAAGTTTGCTTTGCAACTTGCCAGCGGCAAGGATATGGGCGCTATGGATAAATTGTTTGCAATGGCTGACCGCCAAGCCATGAAAGCGGATGCCGCAACACGAGCGCTGGTATATGACAACGCTATCAAAAACGGCTTGTCTGAAGTAGAGGCAGACTTTGCCGTCATGGAGTCAATGAACTTCCATAAGCGGGGGCTATCGCCTACTGTGCAGTACGCCAGCCGCATGATACCTTTCTTTAACTCGCAGATTCAGGGCTTGAACGTACTGTACAAAGCGGCTACAGGCAACATGCCTTTTAACGAGCAGTTGCAGATCAAACAGAAGTTTCAGAACAACGCCATGTTGCTCATGGGAACGGGCTTAGCCTACGCCATGCTGATGGACGATGATGAGTACTTCAAAAACGCCAAGCCAAAAGATAAGTACAGCAACTTCTTTGTGCATATCCCCGGCGCTGATGAGCCACTCAAGCTACCAATTCCATACGAGTTCGGCTGGTTCTTCTCCGCTGCCGTAGCGGCTGCTGATGCTATGAAAGCTGAGACAGACGGGCCACAACAACTGCGGGCACTGCGCGATATGTTTATCGGCGCTATCCCCGGTTCGTCCAATGCGTTTGTTGCTCCTCAGATTATCAAGCCGCTTGCGGAAGTCTGGACAAACAAAAACTTTTATAGCGGCTTACCGCTGGAGTCTGCGCGGCTACAGAAGCTGTCACCCGAAGCCCGTTACTACGACAGCACAACTGAGATTGCCAAGCAGATAAGCAAGTTGGCCCCTGTCCTGTCGCCAATTCAAATCGAGCACATTGTGACTGGTTACTTTGGCTCACTACCTTTGATGGCAGCAGCAGCAACCGACAGCTTGTTCAAATCGGGCGAACCTGTTGAAGCGCCAACCCGTAGGCCGTCAGAAATGCCGTTGATTGGTGGTTCTTTCCAGCGCAAGTATGGCGGGGAGGATGCTGATGTGGTTTACAAGCTGGCTACTGATGCGCTGCAAAAGAAAGCAACCTTTGATAGCTACCGCAAAACCGGCAAACTCGAAGATGCCAAAGAGTTCCTTGCCGATCACCGCGCTGAAATCATGGTCGCTCCGATGGCAATGCAGTACGAGAAGTTCATGGGTACGCTGCGCAAGCAGGAAGAAATTATCCGGGGCTCCAACATGCCAGCGGATAAGAAACAAGAACGTATTGACCAGCTTGACAAGCAGCGCCAGCTTCAGTCCGAGCGGTACATGCAGGCCATCAAGAGGGCCGAGGCGGCAGGCGGTAGAACCACACCCCAGTAAGCCCTTTGCGGATTGCTGGTTTAGCTCGGGCATCAAACAGGCGCAGGTCAAGCGCCCGTTTCAGTCCTTGAGTGCGGGTAGTCTCGGGGTCGAGGCAGGGGACAAAAAACCCCTGCCCCTGCTCAGTCTTTTTCCACGGATAAGTGACGTTCAAGTTCTTCATCTATCGGCCTCGTTATCCTCATAACCGCCGTGCGCAGCGGCGGGCCACCTGTCCTAGACATCAGGTCTTTGCGAGGCATGTACTTCACAGCAAACAGCTTCTCTAGCTCCTCCTTGAACTCAGCGTAACCAAAATTCATGGTGGCGCAGAACGAGCGTAGCACGCGCTCCTCAATATAAAAGTCCGTGTACCCCTCAATAGCGCCGTTCTCTACCCGGCCCTTTACCTCCTTGCGGGTGGTGCTCTTGTCGATGCTGCCGCCATCGCCCATCTGCGCCAAAATGCCACCTGAAACACCGTAGTTGACAACCACAAACTGGCCCCAGCTTTCACGGATGAACTCGTTAAGCACATCCTCGGTGCTGCGCTTGTTGCCCCGTATAGCTGTGCGCTGGTACTCAATGCGCTTGCGGTAGGCATCAATAATTTTATCCAAAGGCAGGTTGACCAGCCCCGTATGCGCATCACCCATAATGATGCCAGCGGCTATGTTGCAACCAACGCTACCTATCCAATAACGCTCGTCGTTAGTAGCGTTGTATTCGATGTGCATCTTGCGCACAATGCTAGGCACCAGCTCTTTTAGGAATGGCACGTTCTTGGCAAAAAAGTCAGCCAACACCTCGCCAGCTACAGCGTAGTTGTGGGACAGGGACTTGATGATCTCGATCTCCTCGGGACTCCATGTCAGAATGTCATTCATACGGAACTCGATCAAGCGGCGAAGCTCACCCTCTGCGCCAACCTTGCGTGCCCCGGTCAGGCTGTCCACCACGTAGGTGTTAGATGACATGAGGGCATGCGCCGCCCATGTCGAGTTGTTCAGACGCTCCTTGTTAGCACCGGACTCCATGCGCTCCTTGCCGCGCCCCTCGGTCATGTCCAGCAGGAACTCAGAAAACCACTCGGGCGCTTCACGGTTCTTGGATGTAATCTCATCGGTCACCAAGGGCAAACTGTGCAGCAGGCCAAGGCGTTGCTGCATGGCAACCATCGAGGTACTCTTGCCAGTGCGGTAGTGAGCTGGATGCCCCCAAATAGATGCCGCTGCCTCAAGCGCCAGCGACTTGCCAGTACCCGAAGCCCGTGCTGCACAGTGGTACGTCATCCCGTACAGGCCAGTAAAGCGCATCAGCGGGGAGCCAGCACCGGCTAGGAAAACTGCCAAGATGTCATACATCTCGCGGCGTATTAACATGTTGATACATGCCTGCCAGCCTTCCAGCGTACCGGTGGGTTTGGTATTGTTGACGATGTTTTCCAGACCCGCCATAGGAACATCAATCGGCTTGCCCTTAGAGTAAATACGCCCAGCAAAAACAAAGGTGTCATCGTTTTGCCAACCGTAACTTTCAGGTACACGTACAGGGGATTTTTCACTGCTCATTTTTTCAACGCTTGCTCGTATGTAATGGAATAAATTAACGTCATTCAAAGCACCAAAGGTAGCCAACACGTTTTGATTTGCAAGACTTTTTAGCGTTTCCTCTTTACTGACAACTGACTTTTGGGGTAGCGTGACTGTCTGCCCGCCATCGGGACGCAGCGCCATCATGTGGATGGTGTGCTCTTTGTTTGTGACCAATATGTCCACAGGAAACAAGTCGTACGCTAGCAACATGATTTTGCGTTGTACCTTATTGCCGTTGGCATCCTCGTCATCCTTGACAACAAAGACACCGCCGTTTGCGCCGTAGGCGTAACCCCTCGGCGGCTCGGGGCGCAGCACTTGGCGTACCTCATCGGACACCGCAGGCCCAGTGATCTCTACCTGCTTGACCTCGTTGGACAGCGCCACATCCCGACCAAGGGCTAGGGGGTTGGTGATCTTGCCCCAGTGCTTGCATGACACGCACACGCCGGGGTTCTCGGAGTCAAACTTGGTGCAGGGATACGGGCCTTTAATCTCAGCCAGCTTGGTCTGCATCCGGTCTTCATCGTACGGGTGCAATCCGCTTAACCACACCGCAGCCTTCTCTCCGTCCACGCACTTCTTGGCAATACTCAAATGCGCCCGCCACAATGGCTCCATGCCGTCCTCATCAGCGTGCTCGACGTAATACCGAAGCTGATCGCATCCCTGACCAGCCTTGGTGGCTTTAAAGATATTTCCAAATTTAGTTATGCTGTTGGCATAAAGCTGCACCGAGGACTTGGCCTCCTTGGTGGGGCGCTGCCCCGGTAGTACCAGCGCGTTGCTTGGATCAACTGTCTTGGCCGCGTAGGCCGTGCCGATAAGGTTGCGCTCGACCAGTGCTCGGATGTCTGCAAAGTCGAAGTGATCGCCAGCATTTTTGAACTTGACGTTGGTTACCTCACGTACCTTTTTGTTGTTCTTGATGCCGGTGTTAATCGTGTCAAAAACGCGCAGCACCCTTGATGCGTCCGCCGTGATGGTCTGGTCGATGTCCAACTTCTTTTGAAAGCACAGGCGCTTGAACCCCTCGGCCACAGGCTTCCACTCATCAATATCCACGGCTTCTTTGAACGGCCAGTATGCGTGTACACCACCGCCTGAAGCCACAAACCAAGGGCTACCCAAACCAGACAACCCAACCTCGTCGGCAAACTGCATGATGGCTTGCGCCGCAGCCTGCGCTGATGGGTACGCCTTGGCCTTAATTACCCCGGCTTCATCTGGTATGTCCTTGGGGTGGTTGCAGTCCACATCAACTGCGATGCAGCGCACCATCTGCACATTGGTTGCAATTCGGCGGTTCAAATCCCCGAATGTGCCTAGCGCAAAATAGACATCCAGCCCCCGCTGTTTCCACGCATCTATCTTTGGTTGCGCCTGCTCCAATGTGTCTACATAAAAATGCTCCTTGCTCTTTGATAGTTCAACAACACAGTACCTACCATTTCCGGGGGGTGGCAGTACCTCCGCTAGAAACTCAAGCGGTTTCATAGGTATCCTTGGGAAATGGTTTAAAACAGGTCGAGTTCTAACTGGGCGGGGTCTTTGGGTTTGGTTTCACTCCAGTTGTCCTGCGTACGGCGCAGCAACTCAGCTACCCAATTTGCAGGCAGTTTGTCCGGGCCGGTAATGTAGGCCACGCGCTCCAACTCATTGTTTGTCAGGGTTTGAGGTTGTATTCTTTGCATATTGTTCTCCAAGCTACGTCGGCGGTTGGGGACGTAGACATTATTTTTAAAAGGAATTCGACACGAGTTTGGTATGCGACAAAGACGTCTTTACCAGCAAACCAGTTGTAAACAGTTTGGCGGGTGACACCTAACGCGTAGGCAATTTTCGTAACGGGGAAGTCAAGGTGTACAGCCCAACGCCCAAGCTGGTTGCCCGGCGTTTTGGGCGAGGATGCCACCAAGTCAATAATTTTTTGTGAGTAGGCCATAGCATTTCTAAAAAGGTGGGGGTACTCGCTGCACTGGTGAGATTCGAACTCACGGAGACCCAAGTATTGCCTGTAGCGGCACTTGAGTCTCTTTAGCTACATCACCAATAGACCAAGCTCTGGCACAGCATCCGCTTTCCCCCCGATTTAATTACTCCTCGTCGTCCCAAGCGGACACGATGTCGGCCAACTTACCTTTGGAAGCGGGCACAGCCGATGGCTTGGCAGCGGCCTTGCGCACCTCGGGCTCAGGAGCTGTGTCCTCACCATCTTCCTCAACCACCACAGGGGCTGGCTTAGCTTTTGCAGCCTTCGCCGCCTTTGCAGCGATGGGCTCATAGGCGGCAGCATGTTCCTCATTCATGAGTTGGCCCATTGGCTTTGCGCCCGTCAGTTGCAGCGAAACCGCCGCTGGAGCGCTAGCGCTAGAGGCCGCAATAGCTTTCTTGGCGTCGTCTGTCTCGGCCTGCGTCTGCACAGTCTCGTACTCGTCATCGGTCAACCAGCGAGTTGCAGCAAACAACAGCTTAGGTGCTTCCGAAGTCGTATCAAACTTCATGCGGGTCACGATCTGCTCGGGGTTAACCGGCGGGTTTTGCGCTGCCAAATAGCGGGCATAGGCTTGCAGGGCACGCTTGTCACCTTGCTCCTTACCAAAAATCGACGTAGCGGGCAACGTCAACTGCATCACCGAGCCCTCGATGTCGTTAGCCAGCACCACAGCCATACGCTGCAAGTAGCGGCAAGCGCGGCTGTTGCCTTGACCCGAGCCAGCTTGGTTCTGCGCACAGGCCATGCAGGTCTCGGCTTGCTTGTTTTTAGACGAAGCATCAGGGGTCTTGCCGTCCTCGCTGGTGCAGTCAGGTGCGGACACAGTATCGGCGTTGTACGCTGCGGCGTAGTACTGGCGGCTCACCTCGGGCGCTGCCTTAATGATGACCACATCCAAATGGCGCTCGTCAATTGCGGCAATTTCCTTGCCGCCGTCGATCAAACGAAACACACCGCCCTTGATGGAGATACGCTTGCCAGTAGCACTGGCTGTACCGCCGCCAGTCAAGGCACGGGCAGTGGCAGACAACGCATTATTGCGGGCGAAAGCGGGTACTTTCGAAGCGGAAAAAATAGAAACATTACTCATGGTCAATACCTCACTTACTTGGTTTAGTTACGCGGATCTCAAAATCCGAAAACGAATTCAGGCCGGGTGGCACTGAACCGGGGTTCTCCTCCAAAAACCTAGCCATATTGGTCTGCGCGATACGCTTCTCCAACAGGTCTACGACATCATGTTCAACAATAAATTTCTTGAACGAGTCCCAGTCCTGTGTGGAGTAGCGCGTCTTGTGGATCATGGCTACGGTTCCAAAGGAAGTCTGCACAGACTTGACGCCGAGCGCCTGCATCTGATCTTTCATAGCGAACTTTAGTTCGTCTTGTTGCGCTTTCAGGGTTTCCAACTTGTTGTCGTACTCCTGAGTTAGCGTGTCGATTTCGGTTTTTATCTTACGATAAATCCGGGCTAGCTTGTCCATAGGGACGGTGATTTCAGTCATTTACTTCTCCTGTTGTTTTGTCTAAGGTTGGACAGTGTACACGAATTTTCCGGGCCTGCAACTCCTTTCTTAAGAATTTATTTCGCTTTCAAACATACGGGTGAGCAGCGAGTTATCCACAACCTTGGAAGCCAAAGCTGTGAACATCTTCTTCTCCACCGGGCTACCTTCTATGTGGATAACTGTGACTTTATCGGAGTTCTGCCCCTTGCGGTCAGCACGGGCAATGCACTGGATGTACTGCTCTACGCTCATCAAGGGGCCAAAGAACACCACGGTGTCAGCGGCGGTTAGGGTTATCCCGTGGGCCGATGCTTGCGGTTGCAGCACCAAGACCCGTGGGTCTTTCTCGTTTTGGAATCGGCGGATGATGTCCGCCCGTTTGTTGGCCGTTACGCCGCCGTGGATGCACTCCACCGCTACACCCTTTTTGAGCAAGTGCGTGTGGATGGTGTCGATGCTGGAGCGAAACAGCGCAAAGATGATGACCTTCCTGTCCGTCTCCTCCAGTATTTCTTCAAGCACCGACAGGCGCGGTGCAGCATCGAACTCCACAACGTCCTTGTCATCGGTATACACCGCACCACATGAGATTTGCAAGAGCTTACTGAGGTTGGCAGCAGCGTTGACTGCCGTGATTGTCTCGCCTGCGGCAGTGGCGGTCATGCGATCTTTGAGCAGGTTGTAGTACTTGGCCTGCTGCGGGGTCAAGGGCACAAGGCGGGTGGTGGTCAGCACATCGGGTAAGTCCAAACACTGCGCCTTGGTGAACCGGATGGCTGGCTGGAGCGCTGTATGTACGGTGTCAACGGCGTTTGGCTTAGCTGCCCACTTGAACATGGTGACTTTGTTCATGACCATATCGCGCCATGCAGTGTAGAACTTGGGCACGTTGTTGGGGTTGACCAGTTTAGCCAGCCCGTACGCATCAGCGGGGGACTGCGAGGCCGGTGTGCCGGTCATCATCCACAAGTGGGTGTCGGGTGTCAGGATGGACGCTAGCGCCTTCCAGCGCCGTGTGGTTTGCGTCTTGTACGCGTTGGCCTCGTCCACGATAACCAAATCAAAGCGCCCGTCTTTGCGTACCTCGTCAGCGATCAGGTTCAGTCCATCGTAGTTGGTGATGACAAACTCGTAGTCTTGCTGCACCATCTCGATACGGCGGCTAGATTGCGCATGGTGCGCTACAACGGCAGATCGGTGGATGATGCTGTTGCTCAAGTCCCCCAGCCAAGCTGACTGCATGATCGAGAGTGGGCACAGGATAAGCACGCGGCGTACCTTGCCGATACTCATGAGGTAGTCCGCAGCCCACAGCGCCGATAGTGTCTTACCCGTACCCGGCTCAGAGAACACAAAGGCTTTGCGGTGCAGCGTGAGAAACTCAGAGGTAACCCGCTGGTGATCCATTGGTTTGTAGCGTCCGGGCCAGCTATAGCGCTTGACGATTGGTGAGGGCGCATCCTTCACGCCCAAGTTGCGTAGTACCTTGACCTCCTCCAGCCCCCAGTACACCAATACCTCATACGTGCCATTGCTTTCGCTAATGACTTTGTGCTTGGGAATGATGGCGTATTTGTCGGGGTTTCTAGTCTTTAGGAGTATTGCTTTGTCATCAACGATTTGCATTTGCTTCTCATGTAATTATTTGATTGTGTGATCGCTGTTACGGGCAAATGATCTGTTGGCCGAGGCCGACTTGACGCGCAGATTACTTCGCACAGTGCCGCCGCCTTTACTGACTGGCTTCTTGTGGTCAACGTCTTTGCCGTCGCCTTTGTGTACCAATCCTTCTTTCTCCATGATTGCCCGCGCTTTGTTACGCGCTGCACGTTTTTTTATAACGTCCGGTTTTTGCGCATACGCTGGGTACGTGCTGCGATCTTTGGGGTCTTTGTAAGGCATGAATGTTCCCTTTCAATGTTTAGGGTGGTGTACACAAGTGGTAACCGGACACCACGGGCATAACGGCGAAGGCTTGGCGTTCCACACGCCTGTCTCATGGGCTTGCTCAATACGGGCAGCACGCTCACGATAGTCCCACCAATGGGACTCGGCTTGATCGAAAGTCATACTGTGCTTGGTCATGCTGTTCTTGACGATGAATAGCAGCGCTGAGTTGACCTTGCGGATGTGTGGGTGGTGTGCAAACACCATGATTGACATGAGTTTAAGCTGGTCGCGGTCAGGGTACTTGTCCGAGCCCGTCTTCCAGTCCACAACCCATGCCGTCATGTTGTCGTCGTCAATGATAAGCAAGTCCGCGATGCCGCGTACCCACACATCTTTTGCTCGCCAATCACAAGGCTTTAACTCCTTGGTCAGCGCCATCTGCTGCTCTGCTAACTTGCGTCCAGGCTTCTTGAGTAGCTCGTCTACCACGGGTACAAACTGCGCATAGGCAGCAGGCACTGGTGTGTTGTCGCGGATGTACATCTCGATTGCTTTATGGACTTCGTTGCCGTACCTTGTAGCCTCAGTCTCAGTGAACGGGAAGTTCTTTAAGACCTTGATCTCTTGATACCGCTTGGGGCATCCCTCGTAATCCTTGAGAGCGCTATGACTCCACGACACTACTTTCATTTAGAACCTCGCTGAGTCAATGGCTTGTGAAAGCCGTGATGCAAACCCACGTACAAACGCTTCGTCACGGTTCAGGTTGTCCCTACCCATGTCGTGCAAGATGGCGTGGATAGTCTCATGCCAAAACGAATCGCGGATGTCAGCGCCTGCAATCTTGCGTCCGGGGGAATGATGCGTTGCAATCTGTATGTTGCGGTTCTGGTAGTTGACCCGGCCCATACAGTTCTTGTCGATCAAAGCCTCGACCACCTCTACCGAGTACATCCGCTTACCCACGCGCATACGCCGTGGGATTGGGGTTCTTTCTTTTGTTGCCATTTATTTCTCCTATCCTTTTGCTAGTCCATATCTACGGTGCGCACCACCGTCAGCGTTCAACGGAATCCCCGGCATGTACCGTGGCTCCATAGTCATTTGCGCCAAGACCCAAGTCTTAGCGTTTTCTACTTCGGCATCGGGCACAACGGCTATAAGCTCATCATGCACTGTGCCTTTGACGGGATAGCTTTTTGCTACGCGGAGCATCCCATCGGTCATCACAATCCGGGCAGTCGCCTGCACCACATTATTCGTTATTTTACCAGCATACAGCTTGGTGGCATCCTGCCCGTATACCCACTGCATCCGCCCCTTATCGTCCTTGACTTGACGCAGGTCAGGGTACAGGAGCTTCATACCATTGGGCAACTCGATCTCACCCTTCCTGAACACAAGGCATTTATACCTGAACTCCCGCCCCTGCGCAAGCGCTGAGTCGATAAGGCCGCTGCACATATCCCAAAAGGATACCACCGGATGCGCCGTGCTGCGGTAGATGTCGATGATCTTCTTGGCCGCTACACAGTGGATGAGCAACTCCTTGTCCGTACAGGTGTGGGAAATCTCCGCCATCTTCTTGATGTTGTCCTCCCAACCCACAAACTTCTCCACGTACGCGGCATCCACGTCCAGCTTGCGGGCAAAGTCCTTGTTGTAACGTACAGGCGGAGCGCCAAGAAACCCCGTCAGAAGCTGCTGCGCAAATGACGCCCAGCCTAGCCCATACCCCGCGCCCAGCAAAGCAGACTTGGCCGACTGACGCAGATCAGAGTGGCTGTCCTTGGTCATGCCGGGGATGTTGAACATCTGCGAACCAAAGGCAGCGTATGGGTCAGCGCCTGATCTGAAGATGTCCAGCATATCCTCGTAGTCTGAGTACCACGCCAGCACACGCGGCTCGATCTGTGACAGGTCGCCCACCACCAACTGGTGCCCCTCGGGAGCCATGATGGCTTTGCGCAAGAACGAACCGCGCTTTAGGTTCTGCATATTGATAGCGCTTCCCTTGCTGGCCGTCCACCGCCCCGACAAGGCTCCGTAATAGCTCAGGGGTACAGGCAGGGGGCCGCGCTGCGCAATCTCTAGGAACCGTTGCGCCCGTGTGCGCTCAGTCGTTGACTTGACCTTGAGCCGTGCCTCGCACAGCAGCGCTACATCCTCATCACTTCCGTTGAGCATGGCTTGGAACATAGCGTCTGTCTTGGCAAACGCAAAGTTGACACCCTTGGGGTGAGGGGTTTTTACCGTGGGCTTTTTCTTCTTTGTCGGCGGCTCCACATTGAGGGTGCGAAGCAACTCAGCAAACTGGCCGTTGCTTGCCAGTGCAGCGTCCGTCACGTTAAGCCTTGCCAACAACTCCTCCCGTTTTTCTTTCTCCTCTTCCAGCGCATTGACTAGCATGAGCTTGTCCAGCAGCAACACCGGCTCGGTGTACATCTTCAAGGTCATGTCGATGAGCCGTAGTTCCGAAGTAGGGTATCCCGTAACGAGGCGCTTGAAGATTTCTTCACACAGATATACATCATGCGCGCAATAGTCGGCCAGTTCTTTCTCAACTTCCCGAGAAATTGATTTGAGTCCGTCAGTGGAGTAAACAGCAGTACCCTTTGGGGGCAGCGAAAAGTCTGATGCCAGTCTGGCAAGACTGTTGCCAACCTCCACGCCTCGAAGAGCACGTGCCATTGACAGTGTGTCGAAGATAAAAGCGGGTTTAACGTCGTACCGCCAAGAGAGTATGGAGACGTCGAATTGGGCGTTATGTGCCAAGACTGCTGTCCGTCCCCAGTCGTATGTTGATAGGACTCTATGAAGCTCGTCACCTCCTCGATACCACTGTGTGGGTCTGTCATCCCCAAGCTCGTGTATGCAGGCTCCGAAAGCCAAGAACTTTTCATTGCGTATGTACTCCTCAGTTGTCATCTTGGACAGCGTGTAGCTTTTGCTGTCCCAGTACGTTTCAAAATCAATGGTCAGTATGCGGTCGTACGGGGCGCTCAATTAAACATCTCCTTGGCGGGTGCGCCAGCCATGAGATCGCCGTGCATCTTGATAGCCAGCAGACTAACTATCTCCATAGCCTCGGCTTCGTTGACGTCAATAGAAGACAGCATCACACCCTCCTCCAATAACTCCAACGTAAGCATGCCGCCCGTTTTTTTTGAGAACGCCAAGGCCACACGCTCAAACATATGCAACATGGCGGTTACCCGCGCAGCGGACATACCCTCGATGCACCCCTCCACTACTTGCGCAATGCGGTTGAATTCTGTTTTATCCATATTAGCTTCTCCTCTAGTTCGTTTATGTTTGTTTCGCGGATTACCAGTGCATGGCCCCCCGCCGTTTGTATTGCAGCAAGCTGCCTATCTTGCAGCGCTGTAGTCTTGCCCTTGCCTGCCTTGGCCTCCACCGCTAGGAATACACCATCGACGCAGCACAAGAAGTCAGGCACACCGGCCACCCCAAAGCCCGCCCCAAGGGGCATGGTGTAGTAGACCTTATGGTGCGACAGCACCGCTTTGATTGTCTTTTTTACAAGACCTTCGGGCGTCACTTGCTGCCCTCAATCATTGCTTTACGTGCAGCTTCCAGCGCTGCCTTGGCATCCAGCTTTAAGTGTTCGTTTTCTTCTTGCAGTTCTTGCATACGGATGTACGCCTCGGTGCAAAAGTTGGCTAGGTTTTGATTACTCCAAGCGGCAAAGTTGGGGGTGTCTTTAGTCTTGTTCATTTGTTTTCTTTCGTTTAGGTTTGATTGCGGCTATGCCGTCTTCGGGGAGGAGCTCAGGCACTGCGTCTTCTTTTGCACGTTGTTTCATAAATAGGTCTGCCTGCCTGAAGGCTTCCTTGTGGGGAAGGACATCATTGTATTTATCCCTAGCTATCAGCGCTGCCATAGCAAACATTGCAGCTAAGTCACGCAGGTTTGTTTCGTGTTCGGTCACTTATTTTCTCCGTTGGTCTAGGGCAGTTTTCAGGGGGTACGACAACGCACCACACAGCAGCCCATTGTTTCTTGTGTTCTTTATTAGACACCCATCGGTCTACATAAGCGTCAGGCATCTCTTTCAAAGCGCGGTAAACGGGGCTAATGGGCTTTTCAGTACGCTCACATATTTCAGAAACAGTCAGGCCGTCATGGTATTTTTGTAGCACCATCCTTATGGCATGGTGGTTTGACTTATGCATTATCCCCCCGTACCCCAAAGACATCAATGATCTCAGTTGAGATACGTTGTAGTGTGACCGCATCGCCCACATCGTGCTTTTCATTAGTGCGTAGCAAGCGTTGTATTTCTCTGAGTGCTAACCACGCTTCATCTGCGTGTATGGCATCAAGCACTTCAAATTTTTCTTCGAGTTGGATTGTTACTTTCATGCTTTCTCCTTACGCTTTCGCGCGTACTCCAAAGAGCTATGTAACGTAGCCTGTTGATATTCCACTTGACGCTTTGCAGATTCCCAAAAGTCAATTAGGGCATGGTGTTTAACAAGCCATGCAAACATCTGCAACTCAGGTGTTAATTCTACTTGCGCTTCCTTCGCAATTGCTTCTAGCTTTAGCTTCTCTTCTTTCATAACTTCATGTATGTCTTTCATGTGTTCTTCTCCTATTTAATTCCAAGCAAGTGCTTTACACGGTACTTCAAGATAAGCCAAATGCTTTGGTTGCGTAAACGCTCCAGTAACTCAGCCCGCTCCAGTAGTAACTCGCTGTTATGCATGGACAGTAAATTCCATGCTTTCTCAATATCTTCCTGTTTCATGTATTTTTCTCCTTGATTTTGGTTTCAATTTCTTTCGCAAAGTCTTCAACCCACCCGCCATACACAATTCGCCATTTATCACTTAATGGTTTTAGGTCTTCATCCGTCAAGTCAACCCATTCGTGCTTAACAGTAAGCGGTAGCAGTCCGTTTAAATCTTTCACATGCTGCGGTAAGTCCCCAAAGTGCATGCAGTTGTCTTTTGCCAGCCATAGCTTGGCTTCGTTGCTGCTATACAGTTTTCCGTCTTTGTTGTAGTACCAGTAATTAGCCATTGTTCTTCTCTTTTGGTTTAAACAAACCCATTGCAAGGAACCAATCTTGGAACACATCAGCAGGGCGGCATCCTAAGAATATGTCTCTGCCATCACGCACCTTGGATATGGCGGAAACTATATCTTTCCAATCATCTTGGTTCAAGCCAAATTGCATGCCCGGTTGCTCCCCAAAATTACGCGCTTCCTGCGCATCTATTATTTTGTTTGCCATATCCAAAGCATTGCGCAAGCGCAGCAATTCAAGCTCTATGTCTTTTAGTTTGGCAATGGCATCAAATGTTTTTTCTTGTGAGTTCATGTGTTCTCCTGTGGTGGTGTGCAAGTGTGAATATCTTTAGTACGCTTACCGCAGCGTTCGCAAAAGTTCTGCTCCCGCCCAGCTAACGCTGCTTTCTTGCCATCGTACACGCCGTTTAAATACACGACATACAAGTCGTCGTAGCGTTTGTAGTAGTCTTCTCTGCTATCCATTGTTTTTCTCCTTGAGGGCTTGCTCAATGGCTCGGACGCAATCTTTTTTAGTTACCAAAGATTCCCAATCAATCAGGGCAATCTCTTCATCTGTCAGGCTTACCCACGGGCGCTGTGGCGGGGCGGTGTAGAGGGCTACTACGTTCCTAAAAACTGGGTGATTTGGTGGTTGTACAAACTGGATTTCATCACGCCAACCAAACTCATCACTACATTGATACATCCACGCTACAGGCTCCTGCGCTGGGTGTGGTGGGTAGTTGTTGCTACTACAAGCCACGCATTCATATAACACCTCCGCTTTGCATTCGGGGCATACAGGCTCCTGCGCTGGCTGTGTGTGATGCACAAGGTACATCCCGTCTTCGTCCAGCGCCGCTGCTTTCTTTGATTGATAGCCTGTCATTACTTTCCCCATATTGCAAAAGCAAGCATTGTTAAGCCAACCACCACAAACATAAAAGCAATCAAGCCTTTGAATGTGGCAGCAATATCTTCTATGGGGTCTTGCTCAAGCCCATTACGGGCATAGGCGTCGTTGACCCGTTTGATGTCTTCTTCACTCATCATTTGTTATGTTCCTTAATTTGTCTTCGAATAAGCGCAGAACCATTTCCCGAAACAGTAACCCGTCTTGGCTGTGCTTGTATGCGTTAAACAGGTGGCTATCTTCCATGTCCTTGATAGCAATCTCTCGCTTGTCTTTTGTTGTCCAAACTTCTGTTCGGAAATTGGCCCGTGCTTCTTGGTCGTCCCAATACCTTTCAGCAAGCGCCCTACCGACACAATAGTCATCGTAAGAATCGCTCATTTGGCACGCTCCTTGAACATTGCGTCTGCCATCTTGTACGCTTCCCTTGCAAGTTCATCGTCTGGTGGTGCGTATTTGCCTGATGTGGCAGCATAAGAAAGTAAGCCTTGCACAGCCAACCCTGCAAAGTGGTCACGCAAGGTCATGTCTCTTGCAAAGCCGCCAGTACGCTCCAGCCAAGTGGGGTCTTGGTTGTACCCGTCTTGATCCTTCATTTCATTTCTCCTTGTTGGTAACTCATGTGTTGGTCGTACAGTTTTGTCATGGTGTCGCGGTCAATGTAGTAGTTGCGTACCACCGCTAGTTCTTTCAGGTCATGTATCAAGTTGCAAACTGCTTGCTTGTGGTGCTTGTCGTCTGTGTTGTATTCCTCCACTAACTTGGCTCTCCAAACCCCTTCGATTCCGTTTACACGCAAGTGCCTCATTTGTACTCCTCCAGCCGTGCGTTAAGCCGTGCAATTCGGGTCACGTTGTAGTCCACGATGCTCTGCGCATACTCCACAGCGGTCTCAGCGTTTAGCTTCTCAAGGTGTGCGTCAGCCAGTTCAGCGGCAATCATCTCCAGCGGACTGGGTTTCTTGAAGGGCTCCTTCAGCAACTCCATGAATCGTACTTTTCTCATTTACCTTCTCCTTCAAAAATAACTTTAAGTTTCAGATACACAAGCCGCGCTTGCATCAGCGTCACTTCGTTCAACCACTCCTCTATGTCCACAACCCTGCGCTCTTGCCTAGCCTGCGGCTGCGGCGCGGCTTCGTCGCCCTTGTGCTTCTTCTCTTTCTCAACCTGCGGGGTGGGCGCTGCCTTCACCTTCACTTTCATCTTGGGCTTACTCGTGCCTTTGAGCGGCATGTACTCACTGAAGTTGGCGTACAGCCTGCCGTCCGCTTCCTCACGGACAAGGCGCTGCTTAATCATTTGGGACAAGATGCTGGTGGTTGAGGCCGGTTTGTACCCTGCCCCTTCTAAGTGCGCGAGGATGATTTTGCGTGTCCAGCCGGGGTTGCACTTGACTGCGTTGAACGTGGCGCGAGTCACGTTGTTGGTAGTTTTGAATAGGTGCTTACCCGTGGACTTATCCTCTGTCTCGGGGGTTTCCCAATCGCTCATTGCTTGGCTAAGTGCCGTTTTAATATCTGTCATTTATCTTCTCCTATGAAGTTTGTTTGGGGAAAAATAGTGTACCGGAAAAAACTCCCTCTTGTCTATTGCTTGACAATTATTTTTTAACTATCGTCCAGCCCATCGCCTCTATGACGCGGGTCAGGTTCTCCTCGGGCATCACCCCACCCGTGATGACTACCTCCTTTTTGCTAGGGTAAACCCTGACAATGGTTTCGCTGCGCGGGATGCCCCACACGCCGCCCTCACGCATGAAAGCGAACAGACTCTCAGTCCATTGCACTGCGTGCGCCATGCCCTCTTTGGTGTCTATGTTGTAGTTCATTTGCTTTCTCCTTGGTTAAATGCACGGGCTGCGCCCCATAGTAGGTATGCGTCGATGACCGATGTGGCATCGAAATACCTTCCGTAAATATCATCTTCGTCTATGCCTTGGGATAGCATATTTGCAATGGCCTCTGCTTCTGACTGCGATACGTACCCACAAATGCGTGAGTAAGCGTCAACAAACGCTTGGATTTCTTTTGTTGTTTTCATTTAGTTTCTCCTTCATCATCAAAGTCATAGTCATCGTATTCTTCGTACTCATCGTACTCGCGGGCTTGCTCGTCAATGGCGCACTCACGGGCGGATTTGTAGTTAGGGCTTGGTCTGTCTTCGTTCATATCAATCTCCTTCTGCTAGTCTTGCTTTAAGTGCCTCGCGCTCTGCCTTTGCTTTGGCATACTGCTTGGCGGCGTTGGCTCGGTTCTTGTCGAGCTTGGCTTGTGCTAGTTCGGCTTGCTTATCTGCTATCACCGCTTCCTTCTCAGGCGTTGGCTCCAGCAGGTAGTCCCTATCTAGTCTCTTGCACTCATCCCTGAGTAACTCTATCTTTGTTGGCGGCCTCTTAGTCCTTTGGCTAGGGCGTGGTGCTGGTGGGACAGCGCGTCTCACCTTGTGTGGGAATGCCACTATCGGTAGGTCAGGTAGCTCATGCACCGAGGCTATGGCGTCAGTAAACGCCACCCGTATCTCCATCGGTATCCAGTCCACCCAACTCTGCCCGTTATTGGGTAAATCCTTTTCTATCGCCACGGCAGTAGGCGTCTTGTCCGCCTTGTCCCTGTACTTGCGCAGCTTCTCCAACAGTTTTTCTAGCAGGGCTACGTACGCTTGGTACACCTCCAGCCTGCGCTTAGCAGGCGGCGTAGTGAACTGCGCGGCGTAGGTGGTCAGGCTCTCCTGCTTTGCTTTTTTCTCATAGCGCCTAACCCTTGCGCGTGCCAATCGCAGGGTAGTTTCCAAAGGCCTCACAAGCGTATTCCACATGGTTTTAATGAGGCTTGCGCGGATAGCCTCACGGGTTTCTTTGGGTCTTGGTTCTCTTTGCATGAATGTTCCCTCTCTTACTCGGCATACGCCGCATCAAATAACGTGGCAAGGATGGCATCCGTGTCGGCTTGGCCAAGCATATCTATTGCAGCACGCACCGCCTCGGGCGTGAGCCTGTCCTTGTTGATAAACTTCTTGGCTAGCCTGTAGTCCTCGGGGTACACCGACTCAGCCATCAACGTGACAAGCGGTTGCTTGAATCCAACCTCGGCATCCAAGAGCGCCTCGTATAGCTCCTCCTCTTGGTGCGTGAAGTTAAGCCCTGCAAGGTAGCTGCTGTCATAGTCCTTGATGTCCTTGTAGTCCCACGCCGTGGGTATGCTGTTCCACTTGCCCATGTAGGTAGCGTAGCCGTCATCCTTGTACTCGATGACCTTGGGGTCGCGCTCGGTGGGACACGTGTCCCAGTCAATCAGCACAACGGCAGCAGCAAGCTGCTCGAAGTGAATCATGTCAAGCTCCTCCTTGTCGGTGTGCTCGAAGTAGTACCCGCACGAGATGTTCGTGCATTCAGGGATGATGTCGGTGAACTCAGCGGTATCGGTATACACACCCGTGTCGTCAGGGGAGTACATCAGGTTGTCGTTGGTCGCGTTGAGCGCATCGGCCAGCCCTTGCGCAAACGCATCGGAGCAGCACCTGCCCCAGCCTTGGTGTGAGATGACGCTATCCGTACCCTTGCGGTCAAATGCCACAGCCCTGTCGAACTGGGAGAGTAGGTCAACATGATTTTTAGCTAAGAACTTAGCCCCGATGCCGCCGCACTCCTCGCCCTGCGTAAAGATGTAGTAAGCCGGAACCCCAGCGTGCATCATGTGCATGAGCAGCGCACAGCCCACGCCATCATCGGCACCGAGCGCTGCGCCATCGGCATACCACTTGGTCGCGGTCTTCCTGATTTTGTTGGGGCCGGGTGTGCGGTGTACTGTGTCCACGTGTGCTGTGAACAGCGTGCGGTGGTGGTCTTGGGTGCGGGCGTCTACGTGCAGGTTACCCGCTTCGTCAAGCCAAGCAGCACCGAGCAGATGCTTGGGCAGGTGTTTGAATATCCACGTGGTGAACTCCATCGTAGTCACCGAGGCGTGAGGCCGCGCCAATGACAGCGCACGCGCTAGGGTTTTGTGCAGGATGGTTTGTGTTTGTTTAGTCATGGTTTACTCCAAAGGTAGTTCGTTTTGTTCAGGGGCGTAGTGGTCGGCGTAGTCAATGTGTACTGTCTTGCCGCACTCGGTCTCGTAGCGGATGTCCTCGTCGTCGTTCAGGTAGTAGTCGCCGCTATGGTCACAGCACCACGCATCATCCTCGTGTGCCCACTCGCCATTGGCAAGCTCTACGCAGTCACGCTGCAACTCATTCTCCCCGCTGTGCTCACAGTACACACATTCATCGGCGGGGTGGTACTCGCTTAGTCTGTCCACATAACTGGCGTCATCCGAATGCACGTAGTCACCATCGGCAAGCTCCACGATGTCATTGTCCGATAGGTAGTCGGCATCGTAGCTCGCGTTACTAACACGGATGATGGTGTTGCTGTCGTGCAGGTAGTACTGATTGCCATTGCGCCCATACACGTAGGTGTAGTGGTTGTCGATACAATGCTCACAGACATGGCAGTCCTCATGCACACCTGCCCAGTGCCCATCGCCATCACGTATGCGGTCATCGCAGTCAGCGCAGGTATCGCCGCTTATCGAGTCAGCATTGCCATTGGTCTGGTCAAACTCCCACTCGGCATCGCTGCTATCGTCGGTAATCTCAAAGTTGCTAGTCACATACTTGTAGTTGCCGTCAAGGTACGGCGCAAGAAAGCCGCAACTGTTGCTGACCCTGATTTGTTTGAGCTTGTAGCCTGCCCACGAGTTAACCTTCTCATAGCCCTGCTCACGCAGCCACGCTTCGAGTCTGTCGTCGGTACTGGAGTACCCGCCCGAGCCGCTGCGATACGAGCGCACATAGAATGTCTCGTTGCACAATGCCCTGCCAGTAATCTGCCCGCTCTCCATATACAGCGCCATGTGCCAGCCAAACTCGGGGGCATACGCCTCGTACGGATGGCGGTTGTCGTCGAAAACCTCCCTATCTTTGGACATACATGAGCTTGGCCCGTTCTCGATGGCATGCACCATCTCGGATGTGGTATGCACAAACTTAGCTACGCCCTGCGCATACTTGGCAGCAATGTCCCGTATGGTGTCGCTTGGTAGGGTGGGGAAGTGGCGCGTCAGATACTTACCGATGCTGGTCGTTAGCTGGCGGTTTGCCTCGCCGTACTTGTCGTCCCGTGTGTAGGCTATCTCATGCCTGCCCTTGTCCGACATATGTGGCCACTCAAGAACTAACTGGTGCCAGTTGGCCGGGTTGGCCTCGTAGACAGCTTGCGTGATGGCCGGGTGCATTAAGTAATCTGAACTGCACTGTTCCCTACTGTGCCACGGGCGACTAAAGCGCAGCACCTTAGCTAAGTGCCGCATTGAATCCAGCATGTTTTCAGCACGCTGTGCTTTGAATTGATTCCACTCTTGTTGCGTCATTTTGCGCATTTACTTTCTCCTAGTTTCTAGTGCAGCGTGAGACGGCACGCTGCGAACCGCTTGGTGGGACACGTGTCCCACTAAACTTACTCCACTTCCACGTAGTCGGGCGCATCTTGGCGCTCGATAGCTTTGATGTGCAGACCGGTTGTTGATACGTCTAGCGCCCTGAATAACGACTTGCATATTTGCTCAAAGTCCTCGTCGTGCATGTGCTCATCGTTGTTGTTAAGCGTGGCAAGCACGGCAAAGTCGCCGTCCTCTCGGTGATATCCAATTGATACTGTTTTCATTTGCTTTCTCCTTGGGTTAGTTGGTCAATGCGGTACTGGCGGTAAAACTTGCAGAACAAATCGTCAAACGCTGTGAGTAGGCGCTCTCTGTTGGTTGTGTCTGCTACGTAGTAGGCGTTTGCTATGTGCCTTGCGAAGCTGCCGCCCTCGCTCTCCATCAGTCGTGCGGCGGCAAGCTGCATGTCGTGGTCTAAGTCCATTGCTTTCATTTGCTTTCTCCTTCCAGTTCAAGCCATAGGTTGTCTTGGCATTGCTCTTTTAGTTGCTCGTCTGTGTAACTAGCAAAGCCACCACCCGCAAAGAACCTTGCGTTGTGTTCCAAACCTTCGGGGTACTCTTGCAAATACTCCAGTTCGTATTTGGTCAGCGCGTAAATCATTTCTTCTCTTGTCTTCATGCGTTTCTCCCTGTGATGCTGGCGAGTGTTTCCTCGGCGCAGGTCTGCCACGCCTCTTGTGAGACGAACGAGTTCTGAGGCCACGCTTCCTTGTCCTTCAGAATCTGTTGGCTGTACTGGTACAGCGCCTCGATAACGAACGCCTGCTTGAGCGCACCTGTTGCGCTGAACTCCATGATGTGACGCACCAACTGGATGTTGGTCTTGGGTTTAGTTTGTTTCATTTGCTCATCTCCTTGGGTTAGATTGATTCGACGTTGAACATGCGGGCTGACTGGTCGTCGTAGTGCTCAACGAATGCACACACGCAGGCCTTGCGCCAACTCCAGCGCTGCATATCACCCGTGTCCATGTCTTTGTACACGCCGCCGCTACACCGCAGGCGGTTTGTGATTTTGCGCATCGCACCACGCTCGGTTGTCGCGCTTACTTTGAACCGGTGCACCCAGTTGTAGTTAGCCTCGCCACCAAACGTATCGGTGACCTCCACGAAATAAAGTTTCTTCATTTGCTCATCTCCTAGTTTCAGGTGCGGCCTGAGACGGCAGGCCGCGAACCGCTGGTGGGACACGTGTCCCACTCAAATGCTTGTAAGCCAATCTTTGAGCGCGGCGATGGCCTGCTCAGGTGTGCACTCGCCGTCATAGCCCAAGTCCCTTGGACTCATGCAGGTCTGGCCGTGCCACTCAGGGCACGCCTCAAGCGGTACGTGAAAGAAGTTCCAGTCCTCGCCGTCCCACTCGGCTAGCGTGTCTGACCATGTGTTCATATCGTTTCTCCTAATATTCCAGTGCGGGCAGCGTCTAGCTGCTTCAGTACTTCGCCCCTTGTGCCTTTGAACCCTATCTTCTTGAGCATCGAGTAGGCTGTGGGCGCACGACTGCGGGGGATACCCTTGAGTTCGAGCTTGAGCATGGCACGCAGCGTGAGCAGTTGTGCCATGTCGATTTGGTTTCCGGTGAGTGTGGTCATTGTGGTTTCTCCTTAGTAGTTAAAGCTGACACGTAAGCGCACCGCATACTCACGCTTGGTCAAGCGCTTGACACGGGCTGACTGGGATGCACACCCACAGCAGTCGTACTCATGAGCGCACCCGTTGTGCGACAGCGTGGATGAGATGGTGCGGGTTAGGTCGGTGTGTTTCATATCCGATGGCGCGACTACCCTGAACAGGTACGTGCCGCCATCGTCGTAGCCTGCGGGTGCTACGCTGCGGGTGAGGCCAAGCTGTTTCACTTGGCCGACGAAGGACTCCTCGTCGAGGTGGCGGTAGGCATCCACATACCTGTGGGTCAGGCGTTTGTAGAGGTTGATGGTGTGCATGGTGGTTTCTCCTTGGGTTAGTGGGACACGTGTCCCGGTTGGTTGTTAGCGTGCGCCTGTACCACGGCGTTGTTGGGTGTTTGTTCTACGTGTGTAGAACTTCCAGTTGAAGGCGTCTATCGCGTCTTGCTCCCGCGCTTGGCGCAGTTGCTCTTTGCGCTCGAAGTTGGCTTGGGTTGCTATCTCGTCGCGCAGTTGGCGCAACTTGGCAAGCTCGGTTTCGCGGATGTGGGTGAGTTTTAGCATGGTTTTTCTCCTAAAGTGCCAACTAATGCGGCAGTTGGCAAGCCGTTAGACAATATTTTGGCAGAGGTGTCAAGCTCGTAACTGCAACGCCAAGCGTTTTGCCAAGGGTAACTCGTTGATTCATAAAGGGTTTCTTGTATATCATCCATCTATCCCTATGGAAAGTGCTTCAGCGGGGGTAGGCACTCTGTAATAAGTGTGTAGAAAAGGTAAAGGCAGAAAGTCTACACACATTTTACATCTTACCTATCCTTTTAATTTAAGTATATGTATAGATAGATGGATGATATAGGAAAATGTCTATATGTGGCGCGGGGTTACGCTTGGCAAACGCTTGGCAGGAGCGGTTACGCGCTTGACTATTTGGCAAACGAAGAATTCTACACACTTGTGACAGGTGGGCCAAAAGGTTTGAGGGCTTTGTGTTCTAAGTGTGTAGACAATAAACGAAACACCAGCCAGACCCGCTGTCTGTACTGGCGCAGAATCAGGTGGGACACGTGTCCCACTCACAGAGCAGCGCGGACTGCCGTCAGGGTTGCGTTGACTGCCTTGGTGTCCATCTCAGCGAGCAGCGCGGCGATTTGCTTCACGAGCGCCTTGTTGACCTTGACCTTGGCGCTCTCGGCCTTGCCCATGATGCTGGCGATGATGCGGTTTGCCCGCTTCTTAGATGTGCCCGCTGTCGCCGCCCACTTGCCCTCGGTGTACTCGCCGCGCTTGGCCACGTACTCGCAAACGTAGGCCTTGACTGTCTCTCTGTCCGAGTCACCGAACAAGCCTTGCAGTTCGAGCACGAGTGCCTGATAGCGCGCCTTCTCGCCTTCGAGCTTGCCAAGCGAGCCTGATGCGGCACGGATAGCGGCGGCGATTGCAGTTGTATTGAGTTTCATTTGATTTCTCCTAGAGGTGGGACACGTGTCCCAGTTAGTCCCGCAGCAGAGCCATTCCCTACTGCATCGACAACCAAATTTTACTCGAAGGGGTGTTTTTGACCCTTTTTTTGTGGTATAAGGCGACCCCTACCCTACCCCCACCCCGTCTTATTGACCGGGCTATGCTACGTTGCCCCAAACACTGTTTTTCAACCGCAAATCCATTTTTCAAATAACGCCCCCTTATCTTCCAAATCACCCCAGCCCCAAAAATTATAAAAAACCTAAATAACCCATTGTCTAAAGTTAGACAATCTCAAGCGAAAAAAAACCCTCGGCGTGAACCAAGGGTTTAAAAATGGGTCGTCAAACCCACTCAAGGAGAAGCAAATGCACAAAGAATTGCACAGTCACCGAGATTGAGTATATACTTACATTAACGAGGCTGCAAGGGCTTACGCATGTTTGACCACCTAATTGAATTTGAACCGGATGTTTTTAACAACAGTTCGGAGCACATACTGGACACCGACGAGGTGACTCCAGCGCAAGCGCTTGACGCCAAAATCAAGACCAAGGACTGGTTGACAGAACTAGGCGCGGTAGATTCAGACACTATTACTACCAAGCTAAACCAAGCCGCGGCACGCTCTGCGTTTGCTAACCTCATCACAAACGCCCCTACTCAGATTACCCACGCCTCCATTGCAGAAGTCAAGACCCCAGAGGCCGTCCAGCACATTGTGGGCATGCTTACAGCCTACGACTGGCAGTTTATTCACCAAGCGCAGCAGTTGCGAGGCTACGCTGTAGCCCAGTTGGTCGAGGAAACTAAGAACCCCAGCGCCAACATCCGCCTAAAAGCGCTTGGCCTGTTGGGCAAAGTGACGGAGATTGGGTTGTTCACAGACAAGATTGAGGTGAAGAAAGAAGCCCTAACAGATAACGAGCTTGACCAGCGCATCAAGGACAAGCTATCCAAGTTCATGGGCGTGGTAGACATCCAAGAAGTAACAGACGTGTCAGAAAAATCAGTGCATGACGACTGAAAAAATAACTTCTCTGACAAAAGCTGAGCTTGCAGCACTTCAGTTGGCCTTGCCGACAATGACGTTGGCCGAAAAGCTGGAGTTGTTTGCGGATTTGGAGATCCGGGAGCGCCGTGCCACTTTGCAAGCAGCGCAGGGCAACATGTTGGGTTTCGCCAACGCTGTGTATCCGGGGTTCAAGGTCGGGCCACACCACAAAAAACTGGCTAGAATTTTCACGGACGTTATTGAAGGCAAGAAAAAACGCGTGATTATTAATATTGCCCCGCGTATGGGTAAGTCCGAGTTTTCTTCCTACCTGTTCCCCGCTTATTTCCTTGGCAAATACCCTGAGAAAAAGATTATTATGGCGACCCACACTGCCGGGTTGTCAGAAGACTTTGGCAGGCGTGTACGAAACTTAATTGATAGTGAGGACTACCATGAGGTTTTTCCAAGCACTTTGGTTGCGGACGATCAGAAAGCTGCGGGCAAATGGAGTACTGCGGCGGGGGGTCAGTATTACGCTGCTGGTGTGGGCGGTGCTCTTGCCGGTCGCGGCGCTGATCTATTTGTCATTGATGACCCTCACTCTGAGCAGGATGTAAAGGCCAACAGCCGCCTTGCTTTTGATACAGCATGGTCGTGGTTTCAAACTGGCCCGTTGCAGCGCTTGATGCCCGGAGGGGCGATCATTATTGTGATGACGCGCTGGGGTAAACTTGATTTGACAGGCCGGTTAATTGATTACCAGACCAAGAACCCCAACGCCGAGCCGTGGGAGATCGTAGAACTTCCGGCTATTTTAAACGAGGATACTGAGGACGAGAAATCCCTTTGGCCTGAGCAGTGGCCGCTGGAGCAATTAAAGACAACCAAGGCATCCATTGACCCGCAGTACTGGAACGCACAGTACATGCAGCAGCCTACCTCCAACGCAGCGGCCATAGTTAGTAGAAAACTTTGGAGAATCTGGGAGCCCGAAGAGCCGCCAAAGTGTGAGTACATAATCCAGTCATGGGATACGGCCCACGAGATAAAAAACAATTCGGACTACTCGGCCTGCACAACGTGGGGAGTGTTCTACAACGAGGAAGAACGCGATGAGGCGCAGATAATACTGCTGGACGCATTTAAAGACCGCATGACTTTTCCAGACCTTAAAGCCGCAGCGCTAAAGCACTATAAAGAGTGGGAGCCCGATGCGTTTATTGTGGAGAAAAAGTCCGCAGGTGCTCCACTTATTCAAGAACTGCGGGCAATGGGTATCCCGGTGCAGGAAACAAACCCCAGCAGGGGCAACGACAAGATAGTGCGGGTCAATGCTATTGCAGACTTGTTTGCTTCGGGTAAAGTCTGGGCTCCAGATACGCGCTGGGCGCGGGAAGTTATTGAGGAACTGGCTTCGTTTCCCAACGGAGATAATGACGACTTTGTAGATACCACCAGTCAAGCCTTGCTTCGCTATCGGCAGGGTGGGTTCATCACGTTGGACTCAGACGAGAAAGACGAGCCCGTTTATTTCAAGCGCCGTGCGGCGTATTACTGAATTTTTAAGGATTTGATATGGCCACCAATGTAGATAAAGCCCTATACCAGCAACCAGTGGGGATCGACGCCCTTGCGCAAGATGAAGAACCGCTGGAAATTGAAATTGTTGACCCAGAAGAAGTAAATATTGGTATGGACGGCTTGGAAATAAGCATAAAGCCGGGAGAAGATGACGGCGAAGAAGGCTTTGATGACAACTTGGCTGAATATATAGAGGACAGCGTTCTGCAATCTATGGCAGGCGACTTGGCCGGGGACATCGACAACGACAAATCCTCGCGCAAGGAGTGGGAGAAGGCTTACGTTGAGGGCTTAAAGCTCTTGGGCCTGCAAATGGAAGACCGTACGGAGCCGTGGCAAGGTGCATGTGGCGTGTTCCACCCCATGATTACCGAAGCCGTTGTACGTTTTCAGGCTGAGACGATTACTGAGACGTTTCCTGCCCGTGGGCCAGTAAAAACCAAGATCATTGGGTTGGATGATCCGCAGGTGCGCGAGGCCGCAGCGCGGGTCGAGGAGGATATGAATTTTGAGTTGACCGAGAACATGGTGGAGTTCCGGGCCGAGCATGAGCGCATGCTGTGGAGTCTTCCGGCCACCGGCTCGGCATTTAAAAAGGTGTATTACGATCCCAGTTTGGGACGTCAAGTGTCGATGTTTATCCCAGCCGAGGATATTTTGCTCCCCTACGGGGCCACGGACTTGGATACGTGCTTTCGCGTGACGCACGTGATGCGCAAAACCAAAAACGAAATTATCAAACTCCAGCAGGCTGGGTTTTATTTGGACATCGAACTGCCCGATGCGCCCAAAGATCGTACGGACATCCAAAAAGCCAAGGACAAAGAGACTGGGTTCAACGACTTGGGCGATGCGCGCTATACCTTATATGAGTGCCACGTGGATTTGGACTTGGAAGGGCATGAGGACAAGGACGACGAGGGCGAACCTACCGGGATCATGCTGCCCTACGTAGTAACCCTAATAAAAGGCACAAACGATGTTTTGTCCATCCGCCGTAACTGGAAAGAGGACGATGACCTGCGGCTTAAAAGGCAACATTTTGTCCACTATCAGTACATTCCGGGCTTTGGGGCCTATGGTTTTGGTCTCTTCCATTTAATTGGGGGCTTTGCCAAATCGGCCACCAGCATCATGCGCCAGTTGGTTGATGCGGGTACGCTGGCTAACTTGCCCGGTGGTTTGAAGTCCCGTGGGCTGCGCATTAAGGGGGATGACACACCGATCGCTCCGGGAGAGTGGCGTGACGTGGACGTGGGTTCTGGCAGCATCCGCGACAATATCTTACCGCTACCTTACAAAGAGCCAAGCCAAGTTTTGTACCAGTTGCTGGGCAACATTGTGGAAGAAGGTCGTCGTTTCGCATCAACAGCGGATATTAATGTGTCCGATATGTCGGCAAATGCCCCCGTGGGGACAACACTAGCGTTGCTGGAACGCCAGCTTAAGGTAATGACCGCGGTTCAGGCCCGTGTCCACTTTGCGCTCAAGCAGGAACTAAAGCTGCTGAAGAACTTAATCCGCGATTACACGGACGCAGACTACACGTACCAGCCCGAGTATGGGAACCGAAAAGCCAAGCGCGGCGACTATGACTTGGTTGACTTGATCCCCGTCTCCGACCCCAATGCGGCGACCATGAGCCAGCGGGTCATCCAGTACCAAGCGGTTATTCAGATGGCCCAAATGGCCCCGGATATTTACGACTTGCCCCAGTTGCATAGGGGGATGCTGGACGTTTTGGGAATTAAGAACGCAGACAAACTTGTGCCAATTGAAGAAGACATGAAGCCAACTGACCCCGTGTCGGAGAACCAAGCTGCCCTTAACGGTAAGCCCATGAAGGCGTTCATGTACCAGAACCATGACGCGCACATTCAAGTCCACACGATGCTGCTCCAAGACCCCATGATGCAGCAGTTGATTGGCCAAAACCCACAGGCTCAAAAAATCATGGGGGCAATTACCGCCCACATGGCAGAGCACGCCGGGTACAAGATGCGACAGCAAATTGAGCAGCAGTTGGGCATGCCCATGCCCCCCGAAGACGAGAAGCTCCCACCACAAATCGAAGTGGCGCTATCTGGTATGTTGGCCCAAGCCGCGCAACAGGTCATGCAGCAGAACCAAGCGCAAGCTGCACAGGCCCAAGCCCAGCAGCAAGCCCAAGACCCAGTGATTCAAATGCAGCAGCAAGAGTTGCAGATCAAGGCCGGAGCCAACCAGATCAAGCAGGAAGACCTCAAGCTCAAGGCATCCAAGATTGCCGCCGATGCCGCGCTCAACGCGGACAAACTCAAGCTGGAGGAAAAGAAAATTTCCGGCAACTTGCAACTAGAGGCCATGAAAGTCGGGGCACTCACCAAAAACAACGAGGCTCAATTGGCCGCGCAACAACAACGCGAAGGTGTCCGCATGGGCATTGACGTTGCTAAGAGCAGAGATCAAAGCCATAACCAAAGACAGCAGTACATGGCACAACTTTCCCAACAACAAGAGAAACCAATTAAATGATACAAGACTTCGCACGCGTATTGCGCGAAAAAATACGCACCGACATGAACAACTATGCCGACGATATGGCTGGGGGTGCGTGTCGCACTTTTGACGAGTATCAAAAACTCTGTGGGGTTATCTCGGGTCTAGCCCTTGCAGAGCGTTATCTCCTTGACCTGCTTGAGAAAGTTGAAAGATCAAATGAATAGTGTTGATTTGTCCCCCGGTGCTTTTGCACTGCCTAAACTCATCCAACCAATGGATGCTCCTGAACCCGAAGCAACTGCTGAGGAAAAAGCCACACAGCTACCTATCCCACAAGGATGGAAAATTTTGTGTGTCGTGCCTGAAGTCGATCAAAAGATTGCGGGTACATCGCTTGACCTTGTGCGGGACACCGCAAGTTTGCGCCAAGAAGAGCACGCCAGCACGGTGCTATTCGTAATGAAAGTTGGTGCAGATGCGTATACGGATAAAACCAAGTTTCCTACCGGGCCTTGGTGCAAAGAAGGCGATTTTGTATTGGTACGTACATATACCGGTACAAGATTCAAAATCTTTGGTAAGGAGTTCCGCCTCATCAATGACGACCAAGTTGATGCTGTTGTGCAAGACCCACGCGGTTTAACCCGCGCTTAAAGGAGTTACTAACCATGTCTGAATTTAAATTCCCAGACGAAGTTGAAGACAAAAAAGTAAATATTGAAATCGAAGGCGACAACGATATTGAAATTGAAATCGAAGACGATACCCCTGAGCGGGATCGTGGCCGCAAACCTCTGGACAAAGAAGTGGTTGACCCCACGGAAGAAGAAATTGAGTCTTACTCCGACAAGGTAAAAAGCCGCATCAAGGAACTAACTCACGCCCGTCATGACGAGCGCCGGGTCAAAGAATCCATCATGCGGGAAAAAGAGGAACTTGAAAACCTTACCAAACACTTGGTGGAGGAAAACAAACGCCTCAAGCAAAATGTATATACAGGGCAGGAAGCTGTCATTGATGGCATCAAGCAAAAGGTGGAAACCGATCTGCAAATAGCGCGGCGCAGGCTCAAGGAAGCTCAGGAAGCCTTTGACACAGACGCAATCATTGAGGCCCAAGAAGCCGTGATGGATGCCAAAATTAAGGTTGAACAGACAAAAAATTTCCGTCCCACCCCTTTACAAGACGAAGATTTTCCTGTACAAACGCAACAAGTTCAGCAAAAACCAGTTCCCCCAGACGAAAAAACCCTGCGCTGGCAGGCAAAAAACCAGTGGTTTGGAGCGGATGGTTTTGAGGAATACACCAGCTACGCGCTAGGGCTGCATAAAAAGCTAGTACAAAACGGGGTTGACCCCCGCTCTGAGCAATACTTCGAGCAAATTGATGCTCGCTTACAGTCTACGTTCCCTAGTTTATTCAAGGGGGTAAAAGACAAGCCTACGTCCGGTGAGGGTTCCAGACGACCTACTACCGTGGTTGCTTCCGCATCTCGTTCTACGAGCGGAGGTAAAGTTAAGCTGACAAGTACGCAAGTTGCGTTAGCTAAAAAATTCGGTTTAACCCCACAGCAATACGCTGTTCAAGTAGCAAAATTGGAGACTCAAAATGGCTGAAGTTCAAAACCGTACAAATCGTGATCTGACGACACGCGAAAAAACTGTTCGTTATGTTTATAAACCGTCGAGTTCTTTGCCCGACCCTACTCCTGAACCCGGATACACATATCGCTGGATAGCGACTGCGGTACACGGCAATGCAGAAGTAATGCGGCCTAACGTGTCACGCAAACTACGTGATGGGTATGTCCCGGTGAAGGCAGCAGACCATCCAGAGCTTATGATTGTTGGTAATGAGAAGTCAGGTAATGTTGAAATTGGTGGACTCATGCTTTGCAAGATTCCTACCGAGAAGGCAGAAGCTATGGCTGAATATTTCAACAACGAAGCACAAAATCAGATGGACTCGTTGGACAATAGCTTTTTGCGACAAAATGACCCCCGCATGCCGTTATTTGCAGACCGCAAGTCTTCAGTATCACGCGGCGGATTTGGAAATGGTATTAAGTAATTAGGAACTAATCATGGCTTATCCCACTATCGATAAGACGTATGGATTTAAACCGGTCAATCGACTGGATGGACTTCCCTACGCCGGAGCGATCCGTCAAATCCCCATTGCGCCAGCTTACGCTACCGCAATTTTGAATGGTGACACTGTTCAAGTGAACACTAGCGGCTACCTAGTCGCCAAAACTGCTACCGCTACCGGTGACAGCGTTGGTGTTTTAGTTGGTTGCCAGTACGTTAACTCGTCCGGTCAAACTGTTCAAGGTCAGTACTATCCTGCGTCTCAGTCCACATCTGGCAGCATGGCTTTTGGCTATGTTGTTGATGACCCGAACGCTTTGTTCCGTGTTGTGGCAACCAACGGTCAGAACACCACTCCTGTGGCTTATGACCGCACGATTGTTGGTTCTAACGTGGCTATTTCGGTTAATACTGGCTCGACCACCACTGGTGATTCGTACTACGGTATTGACGGAACTTCCGCTAACACCACCAACACCTTGCCAATTCGCGTAGTTGACGTTGTGCCTGATACTGCTACTGGCGTTGCCGGTAATAGTGCCACGACTTATTACGAGTTCTTGGTCAAGTTCAACTTGCACCAATATACTGATACCACCGGTATCTAAGGAGTAAATCATGGCTATTTCACGCGCACAACTACTTAAAGAACTGCTCCCCGGTCTGAACGCTTTGTTTGGTCTGGAGTATGCTCGCTACGGCGAAGAGCACAAGGAAATCTACGAAACCGAGAAATCGGAGCGTAGCTTTGAAGAAGAAACCAAGCTGTCCGGCTTCAGCGCTGCACCAGTGAAGAACGAGGGCTCTGCCATTGCTTATGACAATGCGCAGGAAGCGTTCACCGCTCGGTACAACCACGAGACCATTGCACTTGGCTTCTCCATCACGGAAGAGGCTGTGGAAGATAACTTGTACGACTCCCTGTCGGCTCGTTACACCAAAGCTCTGGCCCGCGCTATGGCATACACCAAGCAAGTTAAGGCTGCATCGGTTATCAACAACGGCTTCTCCTCGTCCTACCTCGGTGGCGACGGCGTTGCTTTGTTCAGCACTGCGCATCCGCTTGTTAACGGTGGAACCAACAGCAACCGCCCATCTACCAATGCTGACCTGAATGAGACTTCGTTGGAAAACGCAGTTATCCAGATCGCAGCTTGGACTGATGAGCGCGGCCTGCTGATCGCAGCTAAGCCCCGCAAGTTGATTATTCCGCCTGCTCTGATGTTCGTTGCTACCCGTCTGTTGGAAACCAGCCTCCGCGTTGGCACTACCGACAACGACATCAACGCGCTGAAGAACAACGGTTCGATCCCTGAAGGCTACACTACGAACCACTTCTTGACCGACACGAACGGCTGGTATTTGACCACCGACGTTCCAAACGGCCTGAAGCACTTCGAGCGTACCCCGCTGACCAACAGCATGGACGGCGACTTTGATACCGGCAACGTCCGTTACAAGGCTCGTGAGCGTTACAGCTTCGGCTGGTCTGATCCTCTGGGTATCTTTGGATCTCCCGGTTCGACCTGATAAACCCCAGTACGGTAGAGGTGACTGGCCTGCCACTAAGGCCCCTTCGGGGGCCTTTTTTATTGTTTCAAATCTGTCATAAATGGCCCGTAGGATACGGTTGCAGCGCCGTGCTGCGCCATTTTTACAGGGGTTTATCATGGAATTTACGCTGACAATTGATTTTGGTTTTGGTGAGAAAGTTGAATTTTCTACGTTTGAATTGTGGAAAGCCGTGGCACTTGCAGGTTTTGTAGAAAGCCTAGAAGAATTTGACGCAGGCGATGAAGTTGAAGATGAGTTTGCCGATGAAGAGTATGAGTACGACGAAGAAGGCGTAGCATACTGGTTTGACGAAGAGAACGAAGTTTGGTACGCATACGACGAAGAGTCTGATGACTGGTACGAGTGCGAAGAAGATGAAGCAGAAGACGAAGCAGCAGAGGAAGAAGTCGCTGCTTAATTGGGTAGGCTTGTACCCAATTGGGGTATGGAAGGGGGCTTATGCCCCTTTTCCTTTTGTCTTTCATTGTAATGATGTATGCGGTGGCAGTTGGAACATAAGACTATGCACTTTGCAGCTTCTGCATAAGCTAATTTGAACCTCCCGTTTTGCGCCAAGTCGTTGACGCTGTACTCTTTGGTTCCCGGCGGATGGTGAAAGTCTATACAGGCGGGGTGGCTAAATCCACAACTGGAGCAGGATAGGCTGGCTTTGTACTCCTTCCACTCCTTGCGTTTTTTTCTGCGGCGGTCATTGATACGGTCTTTCTCTGCATCCTTGTTTTTTTCGTAGTACTTTGCAGAGTATTCCTTGTGCTTTGCCTTGTGAACTTTTGGGTCTTTGAAGGGCATATTGACAAGCCTTAAAAATAGTGTATATTGCTGCTAACCGGGCTTTCCGGTACATTGAACTGTCCCGGCAGACGACATACCGATCAATGTACTTCACTTGTATGTAAGGAATATTTATCATGGGATTCGCAACTCACCTTGGCCCTTGGCTGCTCGGCACTGTTAAAAACACCACCGGCACTGCTGCTGGAACAGTCCGTAACACTGGAGCAACCATTGTTGCTCAAACCTTTGACCTAACAGCCGCACAAGTGGCTACTGGCAGCATTGCCGCTGGATACATCCCCGCAGGCGCAGCTATTACCTCGGTGCAGATTCTGACGACTACCTTGTTTGCTTCAGCTACTACGTTGAAAGTAAGCATTGCGGGTGTTGATACTGCTAGCGCATCTACCATCACCTCGGCGGGAACTATTACAGTTTCTTTTGCTGCGGGCTTCACTCCTACGCAAGCCAATGTTGGTGCTACAGATGCAGCTCTGACCTTTACTACTACCGGCTCTTCTGTTACCGGTGCAGTGACTGTTATTGTTGCCTACGTAGTGCGCGACTCTAGCGGCAACATGGCCCAACCTGCTGGTCAACAGTAATTAATCTCAGGGGCTTCGGCCCCTGTTTCATAGGAGATTGATTATGAATCAGACACCTGTAAAACAGGCACACCTAAATGGTAGTGGGTTCTTTGTTCTTGGGCGTAACCGAGTAAAAGCCATTTCGTTTACCGGAACAGCAACCGCTGGATTTGTTGCGCTATTTGATACAACTACAGCCCCAGTAACTACGGCAACCTATGGGCGTTCTGGCACAACCGTAACAGTTACGCAATCTGCGCACGGCTTGGCAACTGGCGATGTAATCGGGATTGACTTTGCAGCAGGCACGGGCGGCACGGCTACCAATGGAAACTACGTAGTCACAGTTACAAACTCAAGCACGTTCACCGTTACAGATATCAACTCTGGCACTATTACGGCAAGCCCTAGCATGGTGTATGCAAGCAGGTGGTTAATGTCGTATGACGTAGCAGCATCAGATACGTATAACAATGCCCCATTTATTCCTGACGATGGAGTAATAGCTGTTAACGGAATTTATGCATACTTGTCCAATGTAGCATATTGCAATATTTTTTATGGCTGAAGTCAAACAAGCAAGTCTGTCTGGGAATAAGCTGTTTATCGGCATCCCAGCGTATGACGGCAAGCTAAATATTAAGACTGCTTTTGCACTGGCTGCGCTAGTGCCAGAGGCGGCTAAGTTTGGCGTGGACATATTTTTGTCGGACATCTCCAACTGCTCAATTATCACTATGGCCCGCAATGCCTTGGTGCATGAGTTCTTGAAGACCGACTCAACCCATTTGCTTTTTATTGATGCTGACGTTGTAGTTAAGCCCAACGATGTATTACGGCTTCTTGCACAAGGCGGACAGAAAGATATTTCTGCTGGGGCTTACCCCCGCCGCGCAAAAGACAAGAAGTTCTTTACAGACCTATTCCTTGATGGCAATGGCGACTTGGTATTTGATGGCTCTCTGATGCGTGTAAAGCGTGTCGGCACAGGGTTTATGTTGATACAGCGCCGTGTAATCGAAGAGATGCTTGCAGCCAACCCTGAGTGGTTGTACGAAAACAAAGCCAAAGGCGAAATGATGTCTGCCGTGTTTGACTTTGACATTGTGGATGGGCAGTACGTTGGTGAAGACTACCTGTTCTGTGACCGCGCAACAGCAATGGGCTACGAGGTATATATTGACGTAGAGATTAGCTTGCCGCACATTGGCATGGAAGAATTTACCAGCAACTTTTACGAGGAAGCTGTAGTTCCACTAATGCAAAATATCCGTCAGTCCAAACTGAAGGCTGTAAATGGCTAAGAAAACCCCATCCCTTGCAGTAGGTCGCGGTGAAAAGCTACCTGTCTCTAAAGGGGCTGGGCTGACCGCAAAAGGTAGAGCTAAGTACAATGCTGCAACAGGCAGTAACTTAAAAGCTCCGCAGCCCGAAGGTGGCCCGCGTAAGAAGTCATTTTGCGCCCGTATGTCCGGCATGCCCGGGCCGATGAAAGACGAAAAAGGCAAGCCTACCCGCAAGGCGGCATCACTAGCTAGATGGAAGTGCTGATATGACTGACCAACACGAAACAGTGAAATACGCAGTTGACGCGTTGTCAATTGCAACCGTAATAGGGACTTTGGCTGATATGTTGCCGGCAATTGCAGCACTGTTTACGATTGTCTGGACTGGCATTCGGATTTGGGAAACTGATACTGTGCAAAAGTGGGTAAAAAAGAATGCCAAGCAGTAGCAAAAAGCAACACAATTTCATGGAAGCGATAGCCCACTCGCCGTCGTTTGCCAAGAAGGTAGGAGTTCCACAGTCCGTGGGGCAAGATTTTTCAACTGCGGACAAGGGCCGCAAATTCTCTAAAGGTGGTGATACTATGGCTACAAAGAAAATGAACCCATTTGCTAAGTTTGAAGCGTCTACCAAAGACAAAGCAATGGACAAGAAAGAAATGGGTATGAAAAAAGGCGGCATGAAAAAGATGGCTGCTGGCGGTTCTGCTTCTTCCCGCGCTGACGGTATTGCTTCTAAAGGCAAGACCAAGGGCACGTTTGTGACCATGAAAAAGGGCGGCATGTCCTGCTAAACCCATGATGGCTTCACGCGGAATGGGGGGTATTTCCCCCTCCAAAATGCCAAAAGGCAAGAAGTTGCCCCGCCGGGATGATACTGACTTCACTCAGTACAAAGATGGTGGTAAGGTTAATGCCGCAGGAAACTACACCAAGCCCAGTTTGCGTAAGCGGATTGTGTCCCAAGTAAAAGCTGCGGCGACCCAAGGCACTGGCGCAGGGCAATGGTCAGCCAGAAAAAGCCAGTTGGTAGCCAAGAAGTACAAGGCCGCAGGCGGCGGGTACAGAGATTGAAAGCTCCGCAGCAATCCCTTAAAAACTGGGGTGACCAGAAATGGCGCACCAAGTCGGGAAAGCCATCGTCAAAAACAGGTGAGCGGTACTTACCTGAAGCCGCTATAAAATCCCTTAGCCCTGCCGAATACGCAGCTACTACCAAAGCAAAACGTGTGGGTAAAGCGGCAGGAAAACAGTTTGTAAAGCAACCACCCAAAGTGGCAGCAAAAACAGCGAGGTTCAGATAATGGCTGAAAAATGGATTCAAAAGGCAATTAAAAAGCCCGGTGCTTTAAAGGCACAGCTTGGAGTTAAATGCGACAAGCCTATACCGGCAAAAAAACTAGCCGCAGCAGCCAAAGCACCGGGTAAGATGGGGCAACGCGCCCGCTTAGCACAGACCCTTAAAGGGATGAAATAATGTCCGTTTCTGGAGTCGCTAATTTCAACCTTGACCTCACGGAAATCGTGGAGGAAGCGTTTGAACGTGCCGGTTCCGAAATGCGTTCGGGGTACGACCTGCGCACTGCCCGCCGGTCATTGAACTTGCTATTTGCCGATTGGGCCAACCGTGGTGTAAACATGTGGACGTTTGACCAAGGAACTATTAATCTGGTTCCGGGCCAGAACACTTATCCACTACCAACAGACACAGTAGATTTGCTTGAGCATGTAATACGTACAGGCGCAGGCAGTGCGTCCACCCAAGCTGACCTGACCATTACGCGGATTAGTGTTTCTACCTATGCCACCATCCCCAACAAGCTGCAACAAGCTAGACCTATTCAAGTTTGGATTCAGCGTTTGGATGGACAGACCTCGTCGGTGGGAACCACAATTAGTGCAACAATTACCTCCACCGCCACGACAATTGCGGTAACTTCTGCCGCAAGTTTGCCTTCTACCGGCTTTATCTTAATTGGTTCAGAGACCATTGGGTATGGCTACATATCAGGAAATACCCTAACTAACTGCGTCCGGGGCCAGAACAACACGACTGCTGCGGCCCACACTGCGGGGGATGGGGTATACGTACAGAACCTCCCCGCTATCACTGTTTGGCCCACTCCTGATAACTCCCAGACGTACCAGTTTGTTTACTGGCGCTTGCGCCGTGTTAATGATGCAGGCGGTGGTGTAAACACGATGGATGTCCCTTTCCGGTTTTTGCCGTGCATGGTAGCTGGGCTAGCTTACTACTTGGCGCTTAAAGTCCCCAATGGCGCTCAGCGGCTGGACATCCTAAAACAGCAGTACGATGAGGCATGGCAGTTAGCATCCGACGAAGACCGCGAGAAGGCGTCTGTGCGGTTTGTTCCGCGTCAAGCCTATATCGGAGGCGGAGCTTGAAATGGGTAATAGGTTTGCATCCGGCAAGAATAGTATTGCCATGTGCGACAGGTGTGGTGCGCAGTTCAAATTAACTGAATTACGTAAGGAAATTATCAAGACAAAGACGTACAATTTGCTTGTATGCCGGTCTTGTTGGGATCCCGACCAGCCGCAGTTGCAGTTGGGCATGTATCCGGTTGACGATCCACAAGCTGTGCGTAATCCTCGCCATGACAGTACATACATAACGGCAGGCGTTAATAGTGCGGGTAGCTTAACCGGTGGTTCAAGGGACATCCAGTGGGGCTGGGCTCCGGTTGGTGGGTCTAGTCAGTTTGATGCGGTTCTAACCCCTAATTATTTGGTTGGAACTACAAGTGTTGGTGCAGTAACGGTTTCATAGGAGTCCATAATGGCTAAAGAAGACATGAAAAGTGATATGGCGCAAGATAAGGCCATGATTAAAAAAGCGTTCAAGCAGCACGATGCGCAAGAACACAAGGGCGGTAAGGGCACAACCCTGAAGCTCAAAAAAGGTGGCCCTACCAGTGAAGACCGCATGCGCGTGGGCCGTAATATGTCTCGTGCAGATAACCAGAAAACGGGGTAAATCATGGCCTACAGTATGAAACGAGATGGCAAAGAAGTTGGCTCTGCTGCTGTTTATGCTCAACCGCATACAATGGATGGCAAGGCCATGAAGATTTCTTCAAACCCCGGAAAAGATTCGGAGTTATCCAGTACAGCTAACATGCGCATGAGTGTTGGTATGTACAACAATGGCCCCGACAAGCCAACCAAAACCGACGGCATCAAAATCCGTGGTACTGGGTGTGCTACTAAAGGCGTGATGGCAAGAGGCCCAATGGCATGAACTATTCTGAGCTTTCGGCGGCGATACAGACTTATACGGAAAATAACTTTCCGGCGATTACCCTTGCGGATTCGTCTACTGTATCGTCTACGACTCAGATTAACCGGTTTATCCAGCAGGCCGAGCAACGTATATACAACTCAGTTCAGTTTCCCTCGTTGCGCAAAAACGTGACCGGAACGGTGACTGCCAGCAACAAGTACTTGTCTTGCCCAGATGACTTTTTAGCTCCTTACTCATTGGCAGTATTTCCGTATGGTGGCGGGGAGTACACGTTTCTGCTCAATAAAGATGTGAACTTTATGCGTGAGGCATACCCTAGCCCGACAAGTACAGGGACTCCAAAGTACTACGCTTTGTTTGGCCCAACAGTAGCAGGCTCCACAATTTCCAACGAGTTGAGCTTTATCCTTGGCCCAACGCCAGACACGATATATTCCGCAGAACTGCATTACTACTATTATCCTGAGTCAATTACCACGGCTGCAACTACTTGGCTGGGCGACAACTTTGACAGCGTTTTGCTTTATGGCGCTTTGGTAGAAGCCTACACCTTTATGAAGGGCGAGCAAGATTTAATTGCGTTGTATGACGGCAAGTACAAAGAAGCCCTTGGATTAGCTAAACGCTTGGGTGACGGTATGGAACGCCAAGACGCATACCGCAGTGGTCAATATAGACAGGCGGTTACATGAGCATAGTCCAAACCCAGACTACCAGCTTCAAGAAGGAGTTGTATCAGGCTATCCACGACTTGTCCACAGACACGATTAAGGTTGCTCTGTACACCGCATTGGCTGACTTGAATGCAGATACCACGGTATATACCACGACCAATGAAGTTTCTGGCACAGGTTACACCGCTGGCGGTCAAGTCATGACTGGAGTGGCTATTAGTTCATCGGGCTATACGGCCTACGCAAACTGGGATAACGTGGTTTGGACAGCAGCTTTGACGGCCCGGTGCGCTTTGATTTACAACGCTTCCAAGGGCAACAAGTCTGTAGCGGTTTTGGACTTTGGGTCTGACAAAACATCAGCCACCACGTTTACAATCACCATGCCAGCTAATACCTCAACCACTGCACTTATTAGGAGTTCAAATTGATAGTCACTACCACCAAAGGCGATATGGACGATTCCTTGTTGGAACACCGTTCAGGCGAAGTTAACAACGATAATGAATCAACGGTTTGGACTGAGTACTGGCTTGACGGCGAGTTGGTTCACCGGTCAGCGCATGTCACATTGAAGAAAATACCCACCTTTGCGGGTGGAGAAGCTGCATCTTTTTAAGGAAATATCATGGCAAATACCCAATCAATGTGTACATCGTTCCTTGGTGAACTAATGCTGGGCCAACATCAGCTTGGCGCTTCTACTATTGTCTCGCGTACCAGCTTGACCGCGCCTACTACGGACACGGTAAAAGCCGCGCTGTACTTGGCCTCTGCCACAAAAGATGCTAGTACTACTGTTTACAACACAACTGGTGAAGTATCTGGTACTAATTACACTGCTGGTGGCGTGACGGTAACTAATGCAACGGCTCCAACTTCTACCAATGCGTCTTCTACGGCGGGTGTAGGGTATTGGACGCCCTCCGCAAGTATTGTGTACACAACCGTAACGCTAAGCACTTCGTTTGATTGTGTCTTGATTTATAACTCTACACAGAGCAATAAGGCTATCAGTGTTCATACCTTTACCGCGCAGACCATCACTGCTGGTACTCTGACCCTGACGATGCCTTCTAATACCACTACGACTGCTTTGTTGCGTTTGGCTACAACTTAATAGTGGGGCGCGGCTATACGCCGTGTAGGCCATGTTTGGTATAACCCCCTTTGCCGGAGCGCCATTTGGCGCTACTGGCGATACCACTATAGTCCCAACTCCGGGTACATGGGGGTACGGTACTTGGGGGTCTGACCCTTGGGGTGGGTCTGCTGGAACTACGATTGCACTCACTGGGGTGCAAGCTGCGGGTAACGCCGGTTCAGTTACCGCATCTCGATCATTTGCGCTCACAGGAGTTCAGGCATCTGGTAATGTAGGTTCAGTCACTACATCCCAAGCCGTTTCTATTGCACTAACTGGAGTCCAAGCGTCTGGTAGCGTAGGAACAGTCACTGCCTCTCAAGCTGTTTCTAAGGCGCTCACTGGAGTTCAAGCATCTGGTGTTGTTGGAACAGTCACTACATCACAGGCAGTTTCTGTTGCGCTTACAGGTGTTCAAGCGTCTGGCGCTGTTGGATCGGTTGTTGCATCCCAAGCCGTTTCTCGGGCGCTTACAGGCGTTCAAGCGTCTGGTGCTGTCGGATCGGTTGTTGCATCCCAAGCGGTTTCCATAGCACTTACTGGCGTTCAAGCATCTGGTGCTGTCGGAACTGTAACCGCATCACAGGCAGTTTCTAAAACACTTACAGGAGTGCAAGCGTCTGGTGCTGTTGGAACCGTCACAGTATCACAAGCTGTTTCTAAAGCTCTCACTGGCGTTCAAGCAGCAGGCTTAGTAGGTTCCGTCACTGCCTCTCAAGCTGTTTCTAAAGCTCTTACTGGAGTTCAGGCATCTGGTGCTGTTGAAACAGTCATCGCATCTCAAGCAGTCTCAAAGGCAATTACTGGAGTACAGGCAGAGGGATTAGTTGGCACGGAGAGTGTCAATATATCTATAGCTTTAACAGGTGTTCAATCTTCGGGTAGTACGGGCACTATTACAGCCTCCCCAGTAATTTCAATTGCCTTAACCGGCGTAGAAGCGCTAGGAACTCAGGCTACTTGGGGTGCTAATCCTTGGGGATTGAGCGTATGGGGTGGTAGCGTTGGTTCAGTTATTGCATCTCAGTCATTTTCTGTAGCGCTTACGGGAGTTCAAGCGGCAGGCGGTGTAGGAACAGTTACCGCAGATCAAGCTGTTTCTGTTGCGCTTACGGGGGTACAAGCGGCGGGATTAGTTGGTACGGAGAGTGTCAATATTTCGCTTTCCCTGACAGGAGTACAGGCGGCTGGTAACGTCGGTACAGTTACAACAGCACAAGCAGTTTCAGTTGCAATTAGCGGTGTCCAAGCTGCGGGAAGCGTAGGTTCCGTAGCCGCATCTCAAGCTTTATCTAGGGCTATTTCTGGAGTTCAGGCCGCTGGAAACGTTGGCACAGTCACTACCTCACAGGCAGTTTCTGTATCAATTACTGGATTTTTGGCAACAGGTAATGTTGGGTCTGTTACCGCAGCACAAGCAGTTTCCAAAGCACTTACGGGAGTTCAAGCTGCGGGTGCAGTTGGAACCGTCACCGCATCACAAGACTTAGTTAGGGCGCTCACTGGCGTACAAGCATCGGGAAGTGTTGGTTCCGTTGCTACCTCTCAAGCAGTTTCTAAAGCACTTACAGGTGTTCAGGCATTGGGTAATGTGGGAACTTTGTTACCAATAATACCTGTTACATTAATCGGTGTTGGGGCACAAGGGTCGGTAGGTTCTGTAGGTGTTGGGATATCTTTAGCCTTAACGGGGGTCAGCGCAGCAGGACAGGTTGGAACCATAATTCCGGTAAGTTGGGTAATAATAGATGACAGCCAGAACGCAAACTGGCAAAATATCAACGATGCGCAAACGGCGGCATGGACGGCAATCAGTAACGCGCAGTCCTCAAGCTGGGCCGCAATAAGCAACACGCAGACTCCCGGCTGGTCTACAATTGCG